ATAGTAATGAAAAAGCATCTCAAGCACTGAAAATCCTGACAAAAGAACAACTTACTTTCATTAAACAACGACTTGATATTGGAGGAAAAAAATGACTACTACGGTAGAACCTACTGTTGATTGGTCTCAAGGCCAAATGGTAGAAGTAATTCTTAATGAACCTGATGACTTTTTGAAAGTTCGTGAAACTTTGACTCGCATCGGAGTTGCATCAAGAAAGGAGAAAAAACTATATCAATCTTGCCATATTCTGCATAAGCAAGGCAGATACTATATTGTTCACTTTAAGGAACTGTTTGCTCTGGATGGCAAACATGCAAACTTAACTGTGAATGATATTCAGCGTCGTAATCGCATTGTAAAACTTCTATCTGATTGGGGGCTCATTACCGTTGTAAAACCAGACGGTGTTAATGATATTGCACCTCTAAATCAAATTAAGGTTCTTGCTTACAAAGACAAGGGCGATTGGATTCTTGAGCAGAAGTATAATATTGGTAAAAAAGGAAAAACAGCAGAAACCGAATAAATAGTATTGAGACCTTTCGTGCGGTCTCTACAAAAGTCGGAACACCCTAAAAAGAGGTTCGGTTTTCTCCGTACCTCTTTTTTTCGTATCTTGTATAATTAGTAATGGATGCCGAAAGGGTCCACAAAACACAAACTCGCTTTTAAAGGAGCTACCATAATGACTAATCTGATGAAGTATCAGGCTGCGGATCTTCCTGCTTTGCTAGAAAGAATTAATCGCAATACAATTGGTATGGATGAATACTTTGATCGTATTTTTAAAATTCACGAAACAACTTCTAACTATCCCCCATATAACCTAGTTCAAGTAAGCAATGTAGAATCAAGACTTGAACTTGCACTTGCTGGATTTAAAAAGAAGGAGGTTTATGTCTATACACAAGATGGGAAACTATTTGTCGAAGGACAAAAAGAAGATAAGGAGTCTGACACCAACTACGTCCATAAGGGATTGGCTCAACGATCTTTCAAGAGAGCATGGACACTGGCAGACGATACAGAAGTCGCAGATGTATCCTTTGAAGATGGACTCCTCTCTGTCAACCTAAAGAAAATTGTTCCTGACCACCACAAACGCAAAGATTATCTATAAATATAACTGAATATCGTCGGCGCAGGGGAGCAACTGGCAAAATCCAGTTGACGCTCCCCCATTTTTTTGCTATAATACTTGGAGGTACGAAGTAAAAATGACGGTAAAACTTTTATTGTTAAAGTCTGGTGAAGACATCATCGCAGACGTTCATGAAATGTCTGTTGGAGAAGATGTAGAAAGACGAGTCATTGGATATTATCTGACAAAACCTTGTCTTGTTAAGATGAGAAATCCAAATACTCTTACTGAAGAAAGTAGTAAACAACAAAAAGCGGGGTTCCAAGTTTCACTATTTCCTTGGATGCCGTTATCCAAAGATGAGAGAATTCCCATTCCAGCTGATTGGATGGTGACTATGGTAGAACCTGTTGAAAAACTTAAAGAAATGTACAGCACGGATGTGATTAATTATGGAAAAGATAATCAAGATAGTATTCCTGACCAACAATCTAATTCTAGTGAGTCAGATTGAGGAAGTTGGTGCAGATGTTGGAGAACCAGATTGTAAATTAACAAATCCTTTTATTGTTAACAAAGATCAAACTCTAGAACCATTTCTTAGTGGGTATACAAAACAAGACACTTTTATGATGAGTTCTGATAAAATTCTTACATTAGTAGACCCAACTCCTACACTTCTTGAAAAATATGAGGATCTAATTAAATAATGAACTTTTACACTAATGTCCAATTAATTGGAAATCAAATTTTAGTTCGTGGCGTTGAAAATGGAAAAAGATTTGAAGCAAGGGATGAGTTTTTCCCTACTCTTTATGTAAAAACTAAAAAAGAATCTAAGTATAAGACATTAAGTGGTGAAAAAGTTGAGCCAATCAATCCAGGAACTGTGAGAGATTGTCGTGATTTTTATAAAAAATACGATGAGATTGCTGGGTTTGAGATCTATGGAAATGATCGATACATCTATCAATACATCTCAGAAAAATATCCAGAAGATGAGATTAAGTTTGATATTAGTAAAATCAAACTTGTAACTTTGGATATTGAGGTTGCTTCAGAACAAGGATTCCCTGATGTCGAATCTTGTTCCGAAGAAATCCTTGCCATTACAATTCAAGACTATACGACAAAGAAGATCGTTACTTGGGGTGTAAAACCTTTTAAGAATACTCGCAGTGATGTGACATATCATCATTGTCCTTCTGAGTATGAGCTCTTAAATAACTTTATTAGTTATTGGATGGTTGATGTTCCTGATGTAATTACTGGTTGGAACATTCAACTTTACGATATTCCATACATCTGTAAGAGACTTAATCGTGTCCTTGGGGAAAAACTAATGAAACGTTTTTCTAACTGGGGACTGGTGACCGAAGGTGAAATCTTTATCAACGGTCGTAAGCACACAACCTTTGATGTTGGTGGTGTGACTCAACTTGATTATTTGGATCTTTATAAGAAATTTACTTATAAAGCTCAGGAATCATATCGTCTTGATTATATTGCTGATGTTGAATTGGGTCAGAAAAAACTTGATCACAGTGAGTTTGATACCTTTAAGGATTTTTACACTCAAGGTTGGCAAAAGTTTATTGAGTATAACATCATTGACGTAGAACTGGTTGACCGTCTTGAAGATAAGATGAAACTTATCGAATTAGCTCTTACTATGGCATATGACGCAAAAGTAAATTATGCCGATGTGTTTTATCAAGTAAGAATGTGGGATAATATCATTTATAATTATCTTAAGAAACGCAACATTGTAATTCCTCCAAAGAATAAATCTAGAAAGGATGAAAAATACGCGGGGGCGTATGTCAAAGAACCAATTCCAGGAAAGTATGATTGGGTTGTTAGTTTTGACCTCAACTCTCTGTATCCTCATCTTATTATGCAATACAATATTTCCCCAGAAACACTCCTTGAGGAAAAACACCCAACAGCGACTGTTGATAGAATACTTAAAAATGAAATAAGTTTTGAACTTTATAAGGACTATGCGGTATGTCCTAATGGAGCAATGTACCGTAAAGATGTTCGTGGATTCCTTCCAGAACTGATGGAGAAGATGTATCAAGATCGTGTCATCTTTAAGAAAAAGATGATCGAAGCTAAGAAGGAATATGAAAAGACTAAAAATAAAGAACTGACTAAAGAGATTGCTCGTTGCAATAATATTCAGATGGCAAAGAAAATTTCTTTGAACTCTGCTTATGGTGCTATCGGCAATCAATATTTCCGCTACTATAAACTAGCAAATGCCGAGGCAATCACCTTGTCAGGTCAGGTTTCTATCCGTTGGATTGAAAACAAGATGAATGCCTATTTGAATAGAATTCTCAAAACTGATAACGTCGATTATGTCATTGCTTCTGATACTGATTCCATTTATCTTAATATGGGTCCTCTGGTTGAAAGTGTATACAAGGGAAGAGAGAAAACTACTGAAAGCATTGTTTCGTTCCTTGATAAGGTCTGTGAAGTGGAACTTGAAAAGTATATTGAAAGTTCTTACAAAGAATTGGCTGAGTATGTAAATGCCTATGACCAAAAGATGCAAATGAAGCGAGAGAATATTGCTGACCGTGGAATTTGGACTGCGAAGAAGCGATACATTCTCAACGTATGGGATAGTGAGGGTGTTCGATATGAAGAACCCAAACTTAAGATCATGGGTATTGAAGCAATCAAATCTTCTACACCAGCTCCATGTCGTAAAATGATTAAGGATGCTCTCAAACTTATGATGAGTGGAACTGAGGATGAGGTGATTGACTTTATCGAAAATGCCCGTAGAAGTTTCAAAAAACTTCCACCCGAAGATATTTCATTTCCAAGATCCGCATCTGATGTTCAGAAATATAAATCATCATCGAACATTTATGCACCAAAGACTCCCATTCATGTTCGTGGAGCACTTCTGTTTAATCACTACATATCTCAATCAAAATTGACAAACAAATATTCTCTTATTCAAAACGGAGAAAAAATCAAGTTCATTTATCTAAAGAAACCAAATACAATCCACGAGAATGTTATTTCTTTTATTCAAGATTTCCCAAGGGAACTTAATCTTGACAAATACATAGACTATGAACTACAATTTGAGAAAGCATTTCTAGAACCACTCAAAATTATTCTTGATGTAATTGGGTGGAACGTAGAGAAAAAAACAAACCTTGAATCATTTTTTGCCTGATGGATTTGCCTATTAACGATAAAGAACTGGAAACAATTGTAAAAGCACTTGGATTTGGTGGCGATGCTGCTTTATACCATAAGCTTAAATTGGTAAAAGAACTGCGAGAACAAAATTTGCCTTATAAAAAAATTCTTAGTGAAGAATACGGGATGGTAGCTTGATGGATTTTTTAAAAGATATTGTAAAAGAGATTGGTGATGACTTTACAAAGTTAGCATCTGATATTGATGAGAGTGAAACCTATGTTGATACAGGTTCATACATTTTTAATGCACTGGTTTCAGGTAGCATATTTGGTGGTGTATCTGGCAATAAGATTACTGCTATTGCTGGAGAGTCTTCTACTGGAAAGACTTTTTTCTCTCTCGCCGTTGTTAAGAACTTTCTTGATACTCATCCCGATGGTTACTGTCTCTACTTTGACACTGAGGCTGCTATCACTAAATCACTTGTAGAATCCCGTGGAATTGATACTTCTCGTCTGGTTGTTGTTAATGTTGTTACTATCGAAGAGTTTCGTACAAAGGCGCTCAAAGCGGTAGATTTATATTTGAAAAAACCAGTAGAGGAACGCAAACCTTGTATGTTTGTGTTAGACTCTTTAGGTATGCTTTCAACTGAGAAAGAAATAACTGATGCACTGAATGATAAACAAGTTCGTGATATGACTAAATCGCAACTTGTGAAAGGTGCATTCCGAATGCTCACACTCAAACTAGGTCAAGCAAATGTCCCGCTCATTGTCACAAATCATACATACGATGTCATCGGAGCTTACGTACCAACTAAAGAAATGGGAGGAGGTTCTGGAC